TCCCAAGTGGAACCATCAGGTTCTCGCTCTAAAAAACCGACACACTCTGTCTTCTGTGGATTCCAGACCAGAACAACTTTTGCCATCGCTTTACCCTCTGTCGTTACCCGCTGATGCGGGAGAAATGCTTTGGTCGGTGTGGTGGACTGGCACTGAGTCGCCACTCTCACTTACTTCCTGACGCCCTGTTTTCTGTATTGGCAAACAACTATCTGCCCAGCCGGTTTTCAGGTCTTATCACACTGCTAGCGTTGCACCTCGCTTGAGGACACCGCCACCACACCCCAAAGCACTTCGCCACAACGAAAAGAGCACTACCGCGTTTTGCCATTCCATCCTGGCTTTTGGTACTGCAATGGCTGCGAGATTATTTTTTGCATGCCAGCGCTCTTTTCGTTGTGAGCCGTCTCTCCGGCTGTCACCCTTGGCGTTTCATCCAGTTGCAGGCCGTAGCCACTTACCAGACGGACGCCACTCGAACTTCGTGTTGCGGGTTACACCTGTACTACGCGTCGAGTCCGCGCCCCGCAGTTAGCCTCTCATGCGGGGAAAGCTGTGTTTTTGGCAGTAGGTTGCCAGCCAGGCAGCTAAGATTTGTTCATTAAGCGCCAACTCCCTGCCAGTGTTGCCCGTTCTCACGCCGTTCTCGCTCTCGCGCGGGGATACTCTCTCACCGACCGGATCGCACCCGGTGATACAGCACTTTTTCGTGTGGGGGTCTTAACAGGTCATTGACGCTGTAAATCTGCATGTTGTTAAAAAGCAGGCGACTTGCTGTCCGCCGCTGGCTAACTTCGCTCAGCTGTCGATGTTTCGTTTCGATGAACTAACAATAGCTAAAGCGATTATTTGAGTCAATCGCCAAAACGATATTTATCATCGATAAAGCTATAATTGCATGATTGTTAAAGCGATTTTTATTGAAATTTATTTACGTGGTATGCTGATTTTTTTTGGAGGGGGATACGCATGGACCATAAAGAATGGGTTGATAAGCTCCGCTGGCTAAGCCCAGAGCAGATCGTTCAGGTTCACTTTGGACTTCAGGAGGATATCAAGAAATATTACAAGCTGAGGGGAGAGGGCGATAACCTCGCAAGGGCCGAGCATTTATGCGAACAAATGATTGCGCTATCTGAATTGGCGTTTCCGGCTTTGCGTCATGCTCATGACAAAAGGGTGGAAGAGTACGAATCGTTAACTGGAAATAAGTATCCCAGTGAATTTTATCCTCCGTCACATTATGGGTACTCTCAGTTGTCAGTCATCCTGAAAAAAAGAAAGGAGTTTCAGCGTATAGAGGATATACGTGAAAAGTTGATTAAAGAGGGTTGGAGATGCTAGCCCGGGAGCCGGGCTATGCGAAGCGCTTATAGTCGATGGACTGTCTGAGCAACACCTTCGCCATCACGTAGAACGCGTCCTCATCCTCAGGTTCGACGTACCATTTTTCGTAAATCGGGTTATCGGATATTACTGCCAGGCGGTCACGCTGCATCTGAAGACGCTTAACATGGAGGGTTTTTCCGAAGACAAAGACATACACCCCGTCACCATCAAAATGCGTAACGCCGGTATCAACGAAGATCTGATCACCAGGCGAAATAGTCCCATCCATACTGTCGCCATTCACGGTAATGACTTTAACGTGCGTAGCTGGCCGGTTGCCAAATAAAGCGCGCGCCTGTTCAGTTGTGTATTCGATGGCCCGGATAGTTTCAATGAAATCGCTGGTTACCAGTGTGCCTGGCCCAGCACTGGCTTTAACGTCGAGTACATCCACGCGATAAATCCCATTCAGTGACGGCTTAACCTGGTATAGCGCAGTTGGCTCTCTGGCGCCACCGGCAGCCATTTCCCCCTCACCAGTAGAAAGCCATTCAGGGCGAACACCAAGTACAGAGGCAATCTCAACGGTTTTTCGAGAGCCTTTAGCATTCTTTAGTAACTTATTTACGCTGGACTGAGCCATGTCGACCTCTTTAGCTAATCGACCCTGTGTATATCCAGCGTTTTCCATTGCCTGCGCTAAGCGCTCCGAGAATCCCATATTCACCTCTGTTAATGACTCCTTTAACTCTATCGCTCAAGCGATTATTTAGCAAAAAATCGCCTATGCGATTGACATTCGCTAAAGTGATAACCATAATCGCTTTAAACTGATAGCTGAGGTGATTATGAAGACCCCAACAGTAGAGAAGAACTCCGCAGTAGAGAAAGCGATCGCCATCGCTGGCAGCCAGAAAGAACTGGCAAAACGTTGCGGCAAAGCTCAGTCCACTATCTGCGACTGGCTTAACGGAAAGAAACGCATCTCCCCAGTTCACGTTCCTGAGCTGGTGAAAGCGGTTGGTGGTGAAATCCAGGCTCATGAATTCCGCCCGGATCTGCCGTCCATCTTTCCACACCCTGACAACCATGCCGCTTAACGGCGGCCTTAACAACGAAAGGGAAAGCAATGCATTCACTTGCGTATCAACAAGGTAACAAATTTTCGCCAACTGCGATGATTTACCAGAATCGCCGGGAACCTGATTCCAGGGCGTTAAACATCGATGGGATTCGTGCAGCTGTTCGCGCCTGGGCAGCTGATTGCCGCAGCCGTGAATTTGTCGCGGCGCTGATTGTTGAAGAGTGGCGGGCAACCGGCGGCACCGGTCTGGATATCCCGACTGACTCGCACCGCCAGATGCAGAAGGTATTCCGCTGGATTGATGGCGACACCGAATACGCCGCCAACAACATTCGCCAGCTGGCCCCGGCAATCATGGCCGTCCTGCCGCTGGAGTACCGCCATCGACTTCTCCCAGAGGACAGCTTCATGTCCCGCTTAGCACGACTTGAGAAGGAAACGAGTGAGGCGAAAGTGGCCGTTGCGATGAACGCCCCGCGTCACCAGAAGCTCAAGGAACTCAGTGAGGGGATCGTAGAGATGTTCCGTGTCGACCCGGACCTGACCGCGCCGCTGATGGCCATGGTCACTTCAATGCTGGGGGGTATGTGAGAACTACAGAAATGGCGAAAGCCGGTCTGCGCGAACAGAACCGACTTTCTGGTGCAAAAACGACAGTAGTTGCAGGAGGAATAATGGCAAAAAATCCACGCTATTACCATACCGCTGTACATAAAAACATAACCCGCGACCTCTTCATCCGCTCGGTTAATCCGATTGTGGCAGAGAAGATGCGCGCCATCCTGGAAGAACTGAAACGTAAGGAGAGTGGCCGTGGGTAACCTCGCAAAAGTAATACCTTTCAGACCGTCTGTAACGGTCGTGGAGCGTCAGGTGGCAGATATCGATGATGGGTATACCCGCATCGCTAACGAGCTGCTGGAAGCGGTTATGGCTGCTGATTTAACGGCTCGCCAGCTGAAGGTCGTTCTGGCGGTGATCCGCAAAACTTACGGGTTCGGGAAAAAGTTTGACCGCATTACCAATACCCAGATTGCAGCAATGACCGGCATTCACCATACGCATGTCTGCAAGGCCAAGAACGAGATGATTGCAATGAACATCATCGTTACCAACGGCCTGGCGATCGGGGTGAATAAGGTGATTTCTGACTGGAATTTTAGCATTAGCCAAAATGGCAAATCATTAGCCGAAACAGCTAATGAAACATTAGCCAAGTCAGCTAATACCCATAAGCCAACTCAGCTAAACACAAAAGAAACTATTCAAAAGAAAGAAAGAAAAGATCCCCCTAAATCCCCCCAGGGGGAAAACTCACTCGCTCAGGAAGTGATGGATTACTTCAACGAGCTAACCGGTAGTCGTTGTGCTGCGCTGGCACCTTTTGAGAAAGCTCTCTCCACGGTGAAGAGCAAAGACCAGTGCTACACAGCTGAAGAGCTGAAACTCGTTATCCGCTGGGCCCATGTGAACTGGGGTCACAGCTTCAAGCCAGAAAACCTGTGCCGTATGACCCGCTTTGATGGATACCTGTCAGACGCCCTGATATGGGCGGATGGTCAGGGAAGCAATCCGGCAGCCTGTCCGCACGAAGAGATCATCAAGCTCTGGAATGAAAAATTCCCTTCGAAGGCCGTTTCACTGCATGAGTGGAACCGCCGCCGTCCGGCCTATCGAGACCTGGAAGCTGTGTGGAACGGCAAAACCACCCAGGGCAACTGGCGAGAACTGAAGCACATGGGAATGGCCTTCGAGCTGATTAGCAAGTCTTCCCTGTTCGGCACCAGAGGCGATCAGCCATGGCTGACTCTCGACTGGATACTGAATCCGAAGAACTGGGGATCTGTCTACGAGCAGGCCATCAACGAGCACCGTGAGCGCAAGGGAGTCAAAGCATGAGCCGTTTTATTGATTTATACGTTGAGCAGGCCGTCATTGGCGGAATAATGCTTGCAGCAGGTCGCGCAGATGGCGCCGACATGGCTACCGATGCGATTGAGGGCCTGACTGAGGACCACTTCACAGCAACGCCCCATAAAGTGGCTCTGCGGTCCTATAAGCGACTCAACGAATCCGGTTCGAAGATAGACCTGCTTACGCTGACCAGCGATCTTGAGCAGCTCGGGGTGCTTGAGAGTGCGGGTGGTTTCGCTTACCTGGCTGAATGCAGCAAAAACACTCCGTCTTTCGCCAACCTTGCAGCCTACTGCGAAAAGCTTCGTGAAATGTACCTTGGTCGCCGTATGACCATGGCGTTACAGGTTGGGATCCAGAAGCTGTCCGAACCAACGACCGAGGGTATTGCTGACATCATTGGCAACATTCAGGCCGACATCTCTGGAATTGAGCACAGCGCTGACTACGGAACTGAACACATCACCACTGGCATCGACATGTCGCTGGAAACAATCCAGGCGATCATCAATGGCGACATCTGGAAATATAAAACAGAGCTCGGCATGTCGACCATCGATAGCGCTTTCGGAGGATTCAACAATACGGATTTTATCGTCGTTGGCGGGCGCCCTGGCATGGGGAAAACCATGTTTAGCACCACAGTGACAGAAACCGTAGGCCTGAAAAACAAAAAGCCGGTGCTGTTCTTCAGTCTCGAGATGCCAGTGGAACAAATCTCTGAGCGAGTCGCTTTCCACCGGGCGCGGGTAAGCAAAGAAGACCTGCTGAGCAAGGTTAGCGGAAAAATGGACGAGGCATGGGGAAAGGTTAGTCACTGCATGAAGGAGTTCATCGACTCTCCGATCTACATCAATGACAAGCCATCCCTGAGCGTTCACCAGGTGCGTGCGGAAGCGCGGCGTATGAGTAAGAAGTTGGGCGGACTGGGCGTGGTAATCGTCGATTATCTCCAGAAGATGCGGATGTCAGACCCGGAGAACATGAACCGCAGCGTAGGGGAGATCGCCACTGGCCTGAAGAACCTGGCGAAAGAATTGCGTTGCCCGGTCATCGCTCTGGCCCAGTTGAACCGAAACCTGGAGCAGCGCGCTAATAAGCGTCCCGTTGCGGCAGACCTGCGAGAGTCTGGCGTTATTGAGCAGGAGGCAGATGTGATCTTCATGGTTTACCGGGATGAGAAGTACAACGAAAACACCGAACTGAAAGGCATTACCGAAATCATCTGTGTGAAGTCCCGCCATGCGCCGGGGGCAGAAAAGACCTACCACTTCAGCAGCCGCTACTCCGGCCTGGACCCGGTAGATTTCACCTACAGCGGCCAGATGCAACAGGAGGCTGACTATGAGTGCTAAGACGATGAAAGGCAAACAGGCAATTCTGCGTTATCTCGAAACGCACCGGACCTTTACCGCGAAGGATGTGGCCACAGAGTGCGGCATGACCATCAACTGCATCACGAAGAACGCTATCGATCTGGAGCGGGCCCGGAAGATTGTCCGGATTAGCAAGGTCTGGCGAACGGTGACTTATCGCCTGGCGACGCAGGAAGAGCAGGACGGTACCGCGCGCAGCTGCACCAATGGAATATTTCAGGAGTGCCGCAACAGCGCGGCTATGAAGCGAGTATTGATGGTTTGGGGGAGGGTATGGGTATGAGCGAATGGAGTGATTATCGCTTGATGGTTAGGACCATGGCGAAGGGTAACGGTGTAACGCTCATCAGCATCGCCAGGCACTGCGGCGTATCGAACAGGAAACTTAATCAGATTCTCCAGGCGGGGCCATCCAAAGAACAGGAAGAACTCATAGCCGAAGCTCTGGGGTGCGCAGGGTGTGACCTTGCGGAAATCCACAGGCAAATGGGCGGGTTATCAGACAAGTACGGGAGGGCAGGGGTATGAAAATTTACATCGCAGGACCAATGACGGGTTACGAAAATTACAACCGTCCGATGTTTAACGCAGTAGCACAGCAGATGTTATCAGGTGGTCATGTGGCATTAAATCCGGCCACGCTCCCGGATGGTTTATCTCAGCGTGAGTATATGGACATCTGCCTGGCGATGCTTCGCTGCGCCGACGCCATTCACATGCTGCATGGGTGGCAAGAGTCGGAAGGTGCTGTCGCTGAGCATGCCATGGCTAAAAAGCTGGGAATTAAAATTTCTTACCAATTTGAAGGAGCCGCCCAATGAGCAACATCGACAAACAGGCGCTGCGTTGGAAAGCAGAGAAAGCGACGCAGGGAGAGTGGTGGTCAGACTCGTGCGGTAATGAAGGAGCATATGGTTCGGGCGAAGACTGCGTGGAAGGTTTCACATCTTATGCTGTCTACGACGAAAATAATCAAATCCTGCTGGATACACTCAACTCTACGTCGGCATGCATTCAGGAAGAATACGACGGGGAATGCCATATTGCCTGGGATGAAGTTGGGCAGCGCAATACTGAGTTCATCGCCGCAGCTAACCCAAAAACCGTGCTGGCGCTGCTGGATGATCTGGAAGCCGCAGAAAATATAACCGTCGAAATGCCAACCTTCGACGGCTATGTGCCAGACGTTGCGCGGGAACTTCAAGCAGCATTCCGTATTGCCTGCGTTGACGCTGGTATCAAAATCGCCGCCAGCAGCCCTAAAGGAGAGTGAGGATGAAACAGGGTGACATTATCGAGAGCATCCACACCGGAAACAGATTCATCATCGAATACATCTCTAACGATGGTAAAAGTTTTGTGCTGGTCTATCAAAACGATGCAGTTCAGCCGTCTCGGAGCTATTCGGACCATGATATCAGACGCAGTTTCAGGAAGGTGAACCTATGAGCGAACTAACCAAAGAATGGCTTTCGCAGAAAATCGCAGCAATGGAAGCTGCCCGCAATGAAATCCCGTTCGGCCTGGACGAAGACGACAGCAACACGCTGGCTGCTCTGCGTATCGCGCTGGCATCGCTCGAAGCGGAGCCTGTTGAAGTCACCTTTGCTATGGCGATGGATTTTCATCATGCCCTCAACGATGGCGGTATAGGTAACGATGATATCGAAGACATCATGATTGGACTTCGGGCAGCATTCGCTAATATCACCGCCCCATCAGCGCCGGTATCTGTGCCTGATGCGATGGATGACCAGGGAGGTGTTTGCTGCGAGGTTTCGTACGCGGATGGATGGAACGCCTGCCGCGCCGCCATGCTTCAGGGTGCCGAAAACGCCGAGTCGCCAACCACTATGCAGACCGCGCCAGAACTGGATTATTCACCAAAAAACGCCGAGTCGCCCACCGGCATAAATCAGGGTAAATCCGAACCTGTAACGACGGCTTACAAGTTGCCAGAAGGGTGGGTGGCGGTTCCGGTTGAGCCGACAGAAGACATGATCGTCAATGGGTTAGAATCAGAGCCTAATGAGAGCTTTAGTGACGAGAAGGTATGGGAAGCGTACGACGCTATGAGTGGGTGCCAGCAGGCGGCGCACCGCGCGAAGCTGTGCTGGGCGGCGATGATTTCGGCAGCACCAAAGCCAGATGTACGGTAATGCCTATCAATAATCACGTCGTGTGTGAGAAATTCCTTTAAACAATATTATGCTATTGAAATAAAACGATTATTTTGTAAATTGGCTTTCCCTCCGGATTTGAATTGGTACCATCATAGTGCAGTTAAATTCAAACCGGAGGGTGTTATGGTCTGTCCTGAATGTGGTTCAACCGCTATCGGAAAAGAGGTTACTCGCAGAGGGTGGAGTGGCGACTATGTTTGCCATCAATGCGGATGCAACAATGCAAAAGACGCATTTGAAAGTGAGAATAAATCGAAGGAGAAAGCGCCAACATTGAAGTTAAAAAAGAAAGCTTCACCCATTTGATTTTGTAAAATCATCCAGCCATAATCATGTCATCGGAGCCTGAACAACTCCGGTGACTTCTGCGCATTTAAGGGGACTTAAATGCGACCACAATCTGAACTCCTCACCTTG